AATACTTAAGATCATTACTTGTAGTCGGTACACCCCTGCCTCCAAGGCTGGGGTCATACTCCAATCTCCAAAGATCGTTATTAGCAAAGCCGTCAGGGTTTGTCTCCAACTCCTCACTTCTATTTTCAAGCTCTAACAAGGCAGGGATTGTGCCACTAACCTGCGAGTCATAGTAAAGCCCATCAACTGACAATACAAATCGACCAGTCCTGGAGAGTGGTGGACCAGCACCGAGTCTAAACACAGACTCAAATGCAGACTCAGGAGCAGGCCCAGGCTCCAATGCCGGATCTAATGTTCTGGCTGTGACGATCCCCTCAATAACTTCAACCTGAGCTTGAGCCTGATTTGAGAAGTCTTGTGCGACTTCAGCCTCGGCAATAAGGATTCCAAACTCCGAGTTCAACATCTCCCGATATTTGGCGGGATCCATATTACGAATTTTTTCTCTTTGTTCAGCAGCACTTCCGTTCTTAAACTGTAAGAAGTTATTGAATTCCTCAAGACATCCCTTAATTTGATTGTACTTACTTTCAACAAGTTCAGCAGCAGCTTTAAGTTCATCTAGGATGGCTAAGAAAGCTGAGATAGCAGCGGTAATCCCTGAGACTAAATCTAAACCAAATCTTGAATACTCTGAGAAGAATCCAAAGAATCCATCTCTGTTAGGGAATAATGAAATACCAAGCTTTTCTCTGATGTAGGTGTAAAGCTTTTTAATGATGGCATCAGCCAACCTCTGACCAGCCAACATGGCTTCTCGCATAGCCAGAAGAATAGGAGTCGGGATGAGACCCAGTAAGTCACCGGCTAAAGTGAGCATACATTTAGGAACACCGAACGAACCTGCAATGCCCGTCAGAGAACCTGGATTTTCTAAGAATGTTTTTGCGTCAAATGCCATTATTCTGCTCCTATTCCTGGGAACCCATCATTATAGTCGTTTGGAAGTATTGGTAGCGTCACCACAGGGACAAGAGGTTGCACAGTAGGAGCTACAGGTCTCTTACCTCCAAACTTAACATCATCGCCTTTTCTGAATGCTGAATTAACTGATGCATTAACTCTTCCCGATAGATCCGCAGTTTGACCTTCTACAGATGCAACCCCTCCACTTTGCAACTTCGCGGAAAAACCACCCTTCACAACTGCTATTTGAGATTGAACGGTAGCATTAGTACCAGCATTGATGTCGGCAGTATTTGTTGCGTTAACTTCTACGTTTGCTGCATTTAAGCTGATGGTGCCCGTGGGTGCCTCCAAGGAGATGCTCCCTGTGTAACTCTTAAGTATTATATTGCCTTTGCCTGTTGCAGTGGGTGGAACTAGCTTGCCTGCTCCGAGACCAGTGTTTAAATCAGGACCTAAAGACTCAATTTCTATGTCTCCCGTGTAATTATCAACTTTTATCTTTGCAGTTTTAGTTATCAAGTTAACTGCGCCAAACCTACCAGGAGCCACCAAGTCGATTTCTCGATTATTACTTTTCACCCTAACATTACCAGACCTAGGCGTAAACCCTGGCTCTAGAGGATTGCCTAAGGCGGCGGCGTGCTCGGTAGCGGGAGACATGAACTCCGCTGCTGTCTCAATCTTCTGTAGGGTCAAATCTCTTCCTTTCTTTCTCAAAGGAAGCAAAGGCCCATCAACTGGATCTAGAGAAGCCCCTAACCCATTAACGCCAACAGACTTATTCTCAATAAGAACGTCAGTGCCTTCTTCAAGGGTTTGACGTATGTAACTACTTTCACAATATGATTTAATTGGACCTGTAGAGGCAATCTCAATCTCGTTAGCGGCATTACCCTTATCGTTGGTATTTAAGTCTCCATCAGAGATAATGATCTTGGCTTTACCGTCTTCATTCCTCATCTGAACGCCGCCTGCGCCTACATTTACTTCAGAGCCCTTGTCGTGAGCCACGGTGATATCATCTTGAATTCTTCTTTTGGTAAATTTCTTTTGAATCTCAATCGCTCCGTTAGCTCCCCTAAACTCATACTTGGTGGGGTTAGACGTTTCTTCATCGTATGCTGTGGAGTCAGGGTTTTGATCCCCTAGGATCTTGGCTCTTACGTTTCTTTTCGACGGGTCAATGGCTTCGGGAGCAACGATAGTTGAATGGTAGTAGTAAGTTGGCTGACCTCTTTCATTATTTTCATCTTTAATTAATATTACGCGCTCGCCCGCCTCTGGGATAGCTAATAAACCACCTCCATTTGTTTTATAGACCGGAGAAGTGTAGGCTACAGGAATACCCTTCTCCCCTTCATCATTGACATCAGCTAATATTTCCCCCTGCTGTAGGGGGTCTGTGTTAGCAACAATTTGTCCTATAACTAATTTCATTGTGTAAGCGCCTTAAATGCCTCTCCAAGAGCAACTGTGGTCTTGCCACCTAAGAACCCCTTCTTGACCAGTGAGAACTCAGAATATGCATCAGCATTATTATTTATAACGTGTTTGGCCCCGACAATCTTATATTCACCATTTAAGTATGAAGGGATTAGATTATTGTCAAAAACTCCGCCCTTTATGCTATTTTGAATTCCAAAGAATTTGCAGGGCTTATCGATGTAGATAACTTGATTGAAGAAAGGAGAGGTTTTAAGCTCTAAGCTGACCACCCTTTGATAGAGTCTCTTGAGCACATGCGTATACTTCTCTGCAACGCTATCATCATTCGACAATGTCATTAAAGTTGGCTTGCCGCCGCCTCTAACAAAAGCTAAGTAGGATACAGTTTCTATAAAAGTTATAAAGTCTTTTTTGGACTCAACTGAAAAGCCAGGAACCTTAGACAGGTCTTTTACAAAAGATTCTACTTTACCCTTATCACCACTGAGGAGCCTGTCTATGATTAGGTTCTGGACAGCATCAATGGATTTGGCAGCTTTGAATCCAGGAAGGTCTTCAATGACTTTACTAATCTTATTGATGTTTGCATCATCATCTTTAGCTATTAAGTCTACCTGAGCTTGAAGTGCTGAAGTTTGAACAGCGTTCTCCAAAGGAAGGGAATACATATCAGCCACATAGCCTTTAAAAGAGTAAGCTACATCCCTAACATTGGCATTCGCCATGTTGTATTGAAAGAAGATGGAATCATCATCCGTATCAGTTGCGACCCCTAGATTAGTTTTATTAACCTTTCTAATCAGAGAGTGATTGATTTGCTCATTCAAACTTGATGTTCTACCCCGCTTTGTTTGCATATTTCTGATATCTTTACGATAAGATTTCCAATCAATATTGGCATTTGTAAAGTAATTGAACATGACATCAGGATTAAATTCACCCTCAGAATTATGCCCATATAAGAAATACAAAATAGCCCTATGATCGCCGTAAATAATTAGAGGCTGGTTAACATCACTAACTATACCGTATTGCTTCATTAGCCTCAGGATTCTCTGATCACTCTCATAAACCAACCTGAAGTCATCCACTGGCTGTCCGTTTGACCCAACCTTTAAGGACTCATAAAATGTAAAGATAGGGTCCAACAATGTATCAGTATCGTCTTTATCAAAATTAACTTTGCCTTTCATCCTAATTGATGCAAGCTCAGGCACGGATGCAATGGTTCTACTTAGATCTTTCTGAAGTTGTTGTTTAGCTCTCTGCCTGTTGACTCTTTGTTCTAAAACTTGATCAGCCTGATCCGACGTAGCAGGTCCATACCTTAAGAGACCCTTATCTCGGTACTCTAGATACTCCTTCCGACTTCCATAAAAGTCCTTATTATCAGGATCCTGAATGGTGGCAAAGGCTCTATACTTTATCTGGGCGCGTCCTCGTTGTGCTTCCTCATAGGGCTTTGAGCCTCTCTCATTATCATCGGCATCTAATCTATTTGCGAACCCTTCACCGCGATTAAATCCTTGAGCATCTCTTTGCTTTTCTTTAGATCTCTCGGCAACTCTCTTTTGAACTTCTCTCGAAACAGATTCTCTAGCTTTATCAATTTGCTGATGTGCTAAGAAACAAGCTACCTCTAATTGGCCTAACTGAGTGATGGTCGCATTACCATAGATTTGCGAACCTAAATACCTAGCGGTTGAGCCTGCCTGTGTTCCCGCACTAGTTAAAGAAACGCCAGGGAGATTGGTTTCAGGGCCAATACTGATTGGATACACAATACCCTTCAAGATATCTTCGACACTTGAGCCCTTACCATTGGATATCGCCAATTGCCTCACGCCAGCCTCAAACTCATCCTTTAAACCAGCTACAATTTCATTATCCTGATTGTTACCCTCCTTTGCTGCAATCTCTTGTGCATCCCTTGCCGCCTTGAGCACTTTGGCAGCATCTGTCTCAGGCCCTACGGGATCAAACACGGGACTACCATCCACAACAACATCTACCGCTGCTCCAAAGGGATCTATCATGCCAAGAACTGGATCGTCAGGAAGGACAAATTGAATTTGTATACCAAACTTATTAAATAGGGCTGCAATCTGTCCTTTGCTTTGGGATCTTCCTAGGTAAAAGTCTTGTGGCTTTGTGTCATCCTTTGGGGCTCCTATCTTTCCAAAAGTATAGAATTCATTGAAATCTACCTCTTCCCCTGTGCCTCTCCCACGAGAGCTAAATACATTTCTTCTAACTCTTTCTTCGGCACTAAGCTCTTCTGAGGGAAGTCTATTTCGGGTATCTCGCACGGTGGTTGAATACTTGTATCCAATCTTACTTAAATCCTGAGGAATACAGGTTATCACATTAGGAGAGCCACCACCATCTGTTGTTAAGTTCTGTAAGTAAGTATGAATTAAAACCCTAAGATAATCATTAGCATCGTCTTGAATTTCTTTGAGTGGGATAATTAAATCCTTACTAGAATTGGTGACAGTAGACTTTTTAGAATCAGCAGCCTTCATCTTGTTCTTAAAAAGTCTGTAGTCTCTAACAGTAGCGATCCTAGATGTGACCTGAGTAAAACATTTGGTATCAGGCACAAAGAAAAGCTCTAGCTGACGAACTCCATCAGAGTTTAAAACAATATCAGCGTCTTGAAGCGTGAGTCTAAACGGCCCTGCCCACTCGTTCAAATTGTCACCAATACCGAAACTTAGAAAGTATTGATTAAAACTTTCATTAATACTCTTTAAGGAAACATTGAAGCCCTGCTGTATGACTTTCTTATCTTGAGTTGTACCTTGAAGCCTACTCCTAATTACGTTAGAAAGAGGACCCTGATTTAATGCAAAATACTCGATGATCTCAGAGGACTCGACAAACGTCAGAGTTACCGTAGGGTGAACCTCCTCCCCCTCAGACCTAGGAAAGTTATACTCCATGGACAAGAAAGAATTACTTTCTAAAGGAGAGACAATAAATGACTTAACTAACTCACGGTCCAATCTCTTTACACTTTCTGAGAAAGTATTACGAAAGTTATTAGACGCGAAAAACAATTCATCAATCGCTTCTGCGGATTTCGTAAGAATTACGTTTGGAGTAAAGGACCTTGTCATTTTATAAATCTACAATCCTAATTCTGTCGCCAGCTTTAAGCTGTTGAAATGGGTCGGAAACATTATTTGTCCAACAAACCAACCAGTCTAAGCTGGGTGTTCCATAGAATAAGTTAGCTATTTTGTCCGCACGATGTTCATACCCTGGAGGTATGATGCCAGTTCTAGAGGATAAACTGTCTGCGTACCTTATAAACTCTTTAAATTCTGGGGAGTTCAGAGAGCAAACAGCTTTTTTATTCTTATGGACAACTTCAACATAGCCCATTTTTAAGTGATTAGAGTATTTCATTTCGAAAACTGCACCTCATGATCGCTATTATGCGGATCTATTGCGTTATCTGAAATCACTGACTCCCAGCCAGTAACATTGTCCCCTGTTAACCATCTCCCTGGTTGATACGATCCAAAGTTACCCGTCCTGCATTCAATTAATTTCATTTTTATCTCAAGACGCTTCGGTGTCAGTGTATGTACTTCATACCCTGCTTCCTCAACCATACTTATATCATAGCCCTGAACTAAGCACGGAACATTATTATACATCGTCCCATGATTAAGTCTCACAATTGGAGGACCATAAGTTGTATTATCAGATCTGTTCATGATAGATGATCTTACAAGATTGGTATAGAAGACTATCATGTTAAGACTCTCATCTAATCTCTGTAGTGCAGCTTCCGTGGTTTCCAAACCTAAGGA